ACAAACTGTTTTGACAACTGCGGCATAAGTGTATCTAATGTATTTGTAATACTACTATCACTATGATGTCCATCATCAATTGCAATGTCTATTGTTCTACCTTTTAGAATTTCGTTAATTTTTTCTTGGTTATCTGCAAATTGATCGTACTCATAAAGTTCAGGTGCCTTATGTTGAAATGCTCCTTTGTCTTTTAAGAATTGTAAATTATTTTGTGTATGACTTACGTCAATATCTAATCCAATAATATCTGCATTAGGAAACAATTGACTCCATATTGCTAATCCTGTGCCTTTCAATATACCACATTCTACAATAGTTTTTATGTTAGTACGGTCCATTAAATGTTTACTATAGTAAGTTGCATATCCATGACGGGTCATACGATCACCTCCTGACATACCTGCAGGATTTAATTTTGTTTTAGGTGCAAGTGGACTTACTTTGTTACGTGGCACAGTGTTATGATAGCCACCAAAGTTTTCTTCCATTTGTTGCAACCATTGTACTGATCCTACTTTAATCATACGTTCCCTTTTGTGTAGTTTAGATTGTGCTAAACCTATTTTCAATATTTCTTCTTCCTTTGGCCATTCTTCATCAAAGTATCTGGTCATGCTAAAACTGGTTCCTTGGTAGTTGTTAAATTAATATCTAACATTTCTCCAAACTTTAAATTATCAGGAGTTTTGTAACAACCGCCTCCTGGCCAAAAAGTAAGTTCACCTAATTTAGGCTGTCCTTCCCAATATAAATCAACTCTAATATATTTCCATCTTGCAGATATCTTTTCTGCTATCTTTTTCATTTCAAAAAAGTTTTCTAAGCCATCAAATGGTTCTTGTTCTACGTGTTTCATTGTGTGTACTAAATGCAATGGTGTAGTTTTTCCATTAGGATCTAATATAGATTCTTTCTTTTTACCACCATGTCTATCCCAAGTCATAGTTACCCATTTTACTTCACCATGCACACAATTAAATTTATAGTCAACGCCTGTGCCTTCTAATTTAACTTCTTTAACTACGCCAGGTGTAATAAGTCTATATGCCCATTCGCCTTTGCCTTTTCCGTAAGGCTTAGATGCTTTTGCTTTACAAAATTCTTCTGCTTCTAATTCTTCTTGTTTGTTATTAGCAAAACGCACACCACCTGAGCCGTTGTTTGCTTTAATAACCATAGGGTATGTTGTTGTGTTAGGTATAATTAAATCATTGCCAAAGTCTTTAGAAATAAAATCTTTGACTGCTAATTTATCACAACAAGTAATTTGATCTTTGTCTTGATCGTAAATTTTTAACCAAGCAATTTTTTCGTTGAATGTTTTTGGATTATCTATGTTAGGCCAAGTACCTAACTTCTTTTTATGCCAGTGAGTTGCTTCGTGCTTAATGCTCATGATATAGTTCTCTAATGATATCAATTTTTTGTTGATATGCATTAAGACCTACAATATCTTCTTCAATAGTTTCCTCTGGAGCAAAGATGTAACAAGTTTTACTTTTTACTAAGATAGGATGGTATCTTAAATTATGGAAATAAGAAATCATTTCATTTACATCTTGATTAGGTTCAAACACTACCCACGGTCTAAACTTTTCTATTGTTTTCATTGCGCCTTGTATTACAGGCCATTCATAGCCTTGCACATCAATTTTTATTAAACTACATGACTCTAAATTTTCGTCATCTAATTTTTTTACTCTAATAGTATATGAATGTTTTTTCTTTTTATTTACAATGTGTGCATTACCACAGTTATCATCACTGTCTACAAATTCTGCTTCTGTGTTTTCGTTACCAAGACCATATTCACGTATATCACCTTCGCCTTGCATATTTTTATACAAGCATTCTAAATTACGTGGACTTGGTTCGTAACTAATAACTTTTTTAAATTTGTCTTTAAATGGATACGACCATATACCAATGTTTGCACCTACATCAATAAATGTTTTGAATTCTTTAATATTTTCTAAAATTTTGCTACGAACACGTTCTTCGTATGTTGGGTTATTTTGATCTTCGTTATCAGCAACATGACTTGTAATTTTTATTTCGTTATCAGGTACCCACCAACCGTTATCTAAGTGCTTCATATTGTAGCGTCTTCCATACCTGCTACACGTAACTTAACAATGTTAGTAATTTGCCATTGCTTCTGATCTAAGCCTTTAGTAATACCTAACCATTTGTTACGCATTAGTGCAAATTCATTAATGATCTTTTCCATATCAACTACATCTGCTTCACCGTCAACATACTTTTCTACATCACGACTTGACAATGCTCGTTGATAATTTTCAAGATACTTCTTAAAAAACGTACTACGTAATCTACGTAATTCGATGTTAAGATATTCTAATATTGCTTCAAGTTCTTGTAACTGATTAAAACGTTGTTCGACAAGGCCGGGCATTTCTGCCGCGGCCTTCTCAAGACTTCCGAATATACGGATTTCTTTTTTAGCCTGTAATAACTGATCGTTATAATAGTCTAACGCCTCAGGTATTTTACTAATATCTTTTGATATTTGGCTATACCACATAGTTAATCCCAATCGTCATCGTCAGCAGTCAATTCCTCATCAATATCAAGATAGTAGTTAATTGCCGCATCAAGATGATCATCTGTACCTAAACTCTCTTTAAGTGCTTCATCGGACACACCATAATCTGCAAGTAAGTCAACAAATCTTTCTGCTAACGTTTCTATTTGCTTTTTATCTGTATGTTCTTTAAAAAGATTCCAGGTATCTACGATTTGTGAACTATCCATACTTAACTTACTCCTCTGTGACTGGTTCGATTGTTTCGGGTGCCTCTTCCTCTACATCAGTAATTACCTCTGACTGAACTTCACTGAACTCGTTCATGACTCTGTCAAGTAAAGGTCCGCCGGCTTCCCATGCTTTACGATATTCCTTAATTTCTTCTCCATCTTTGGATACAAATTTAAGTCTGTTACCGTCTTTCTTAAGCATATCTTTTTTCTCAAACAAATCAACAAGTCCACTGTAAGGATTCATTCCTGTTTCATATGGAATTTTAACTTGTACACCTTCGAACGGTTTTGCGTAACGTGTCTTCATTACTTTACAACCTGCTCTAATACCACGTACTTCGCTAATCTTATTACCTGCTTCATCTTCTTTTAGTTTCAATTTCTTCATTGCTACTACAATAGATGACGCATAGATAAATCCTTGTCCACCACTAATTTTATCATCAGGGTCAAACATATCTTGCGATGCATACGTATGGTTAGTACATACAAGTCCTACATTGTGTGAGCCAATCATGTTAACTGTGTTTCTTACAAGTGATGTAAGTGCTTTAGGTTTTCTACCCATGTCACCCTTCATATCACCTTTGTTAAACTGGTCAACATCAGTTGGTGTTAACAACATACCTAAACTATCAATTACAAATAATACTTTAGGACGTTCTTCTTCCGACATTTCTTTGTAATCTGCCATAAACGTTGATACTGTTTTAGCAACATCATCAATCATTGACATATTAAGTTTTAGTAGTTTGCTTTCGCTTGTATCAACATCAAGTGCTTGTAGCCAAGTTTCATCAAGTGCGTTCTCACTGTCAATTAGTACAACAAAGATACCTTGATCTTGTGCCGCCTTTACAATGTTACCTGCACAGATATAACTCTTACCTGCTCCTGACTCTCCTGCAAATACAGTTACCTTACCTAATGGAACACCTTTGTGGAAGTCGCCACTAATAAGATAATTTAAGGCATAGTTTCCTGTACTAATCCAATCAGTAGGATCGTTAAAACCACTACTCATGCCTGTGATCGATTTAGTCAAGTTTTTACGAAACTTGGAAACGTCAAATGCTTTATTAGCCATATTATCTCCTTATTCAGATAATGTGTGGGGTTGCCCCCACACACTGTACTGCTATATTAGTTTTGACGTGAACGGATCATTGCAAGAATGTCTTCCGCACTATTGTCTGCTTTAGGTTCTGCCGCTGGTGCAGTTTGTGCCACTGCCGCTGGAGCCGCCTCTGCTACTGGAGCCGGAGTTGCCTCAGGTGCCGGAGCAGTTGTTGCCGCTGGAGCAGTTGCTGGTGCTCTATTTTGTGGATCACCAGTTCTCGCCGCCATTCCCGCTGGACGGAAATATTGACCAAAACGTTCTGCGTCATATGCTTCACCATCTACAGATGCTTGGAACATTTCTTGCATTACTTTTACTTCAACCTCTGAAGGCTTCTTAGGTAAAAAGTCTGACAAGTTGTATAGACCATTCTTCTCAACGGCCGCAGTTTCAACTTCAGTTAAAGGACGCTCTCTACGTGCCCAGTTACTTGTAGAATAATCTGCATAACCACCTTTAGAAGTTTTTACGATTCTAAAGTCTACACCTGAAGTGTAATCAGTTGGCAGTTCTTCCATATCTGGATCCATTAACGCACTTTTAATAAGTTGGAAAATTTGTGGACCAATAATAAAACGTCTAATTGGATTTTCTGGAGTACCATCTTCAGACAGTCCGTTTTCAGTTACAAAGCCTTGGAATACGTATGAACGTTTCTTCCAATACTTACGACCCATATCTTCTAAAGTAGGATCTTTAAACCAACCTCGAACTTCGTTTAAGATTGCACATGACTCACCATACATTTCCATGCAAGGGATTTGCACTTGTACTGGTCTTGAGTCAGTTTCGCCTTTTAAACCTGCGAAAGGTAGTTTGATCATCAAACGTTCTTTCCAAAAGAAAGTGTTTGTGTCGTCCCCATCAGGTAAGAAACGGACAGTTGACTGTTCGCCTTCCTTTAAGTTCCAAAATGGGTAAATTGCGTTGTCGCCGCCGCTTGAAGAATTACCGCTTGTGCGT